TCATAATATTTCTGCACAAATTTCTCCTTAACCTACAGCTGAAAGCGCATCTACTGTCGTAGCAGAATTACTGTAATAGTCTCGTAATCTAGTAAAAACTTGTTCTAAGTCGTTATCTATATAAAGCTCTGAACGATCCCATAAGCCAATAGCTGAGCGCATTTTTTGGCCAACTGTATCTTTGGTAACACGAGTGCAAAAGACGTATTTAAATCCGTCTTCTTTTTCTTCGTCTGTGATGTGCAGTAAGTTATTTTCTATTCCTTCTAACCTACCGATAGGTAACTGCTTAGTTGACAGGATCGTTGTAAAGTCAGCCTCTACACCGATCTTTCCTACGGCACCTTGAATAGGCACCCTAGATTCCATCATCATTGTCTGCTCGTTATGCACAACTTCTTCGTGAGCCATAATGGCGTAATCTTTTGATCCCGCTTTTATTGCGTGAATAAAGTTACGATAGAAATTGCCATAAGCACCCCATGCAGCTAATCCATCAACTGCGCCAGAAACGTATTGCCGGTGGTACATAGACATCAAAAAAGTGATGGTGTCTAAAACGGCACCGTCTATATCTTCCGATTCTTCTATTTCGTTAATAAACCCAAGTACTTGTTGAGCGTCTGGCACTTCAACATTGACTTTAAACTTGTCCGCAAAAGGCAAAGCCTTAAGGTCAGTGTTTAAGTACGCAAAGCGATCTTGGTTTTTCAAATTCATTAATGACGTAGACTTACCTGAACTAGGTCCGCCCATGATCAACACAATATGTTTATTGCTTGCCATATTTTTTCCTTTTGTTGTTTGTCGTGAAAATGTCCGGAGGACATCTTAAAAGTGAATTACCTAGCAGCTATTGCTTTGCCTGCCGTGACCATGACAGTAGTCATGATCTCTTCTTCCAGCAGGCTGTCAGGTAATTTGTCGTTAAGAGAATTAACTCTCTGCATTACATCGTCGTAGGCAAAGTTGCCATCAACAAGGATCATGGCAAACCTAAGTAACATGTTGTTACGGTTACCATCTCCTGTGTTGTTTATGATCCACCGTTCTAAGTTATCCATTCCTTGCTGGTCTAAAACAGTAGCTTTGAACTCTTCGTTCTTACTAGTTTTAGGAATGAATGGAAGTACGTCGAGCAAGTCACCATCTTGATAAAAATGATCTCCAGGATTTGATAGCCATTTTCTGGCGCGTTGTCCTGTAGCAACATCTACTTCAAAAGGTAACCAATTAAAGACATTGTTCATAAACTCTTTATAGTCTTTTGCGTCTAATGCTAATTCGTAATTGATTGGCAGCACTACGCGAAATCTATTGTCTGAGTCAGTGTGTCTTTTAGTGGTGTAAAAAAGTGCTTTGTAATCCTTAAGCATAAGTTGAGCTGTGCTCAGGTTTACGCCATGGTCTATATCCAACACAACAATGTTGAATCCCGATAAGGCATTGTCTTCTTTACGGTGTTCTAGGTCGAAATGATGATTACACCAGTGCATACCTTGTGCTCCAGTAAGCTTATGCAACTCAGTAAACTTACCTCTTTCACTTCGGTAGCCAGTGGCCATATCAGTGCTGTAACTAACAATGATGTTGTCTTCATCAGTCCTTTTTAGAGTTTCGCCTCTTATAAACTCTATGCCATCTTCATAAGATTTCTTAATAAGAATGTTATTCTGATAGCCGTAAGCAGTTGCTAAATGCAGCATCTCTTGTCTATAAGAGTTAGTGCCTTTATAAAAAGGCAAATCTTCTACTAAGTCTGCTTGAGTGACTGGGCGTTCTATATCAGCAATGTATTTAGCTAACTTTGCGTAAGACCGATCTCGTGAAAGCATTTCTTTAAATGCATCACCTGAGTCTTCTGCTAACTTAATAGCAGCGTAAGCATGTTCTTCTAGCACTTCTGGTGAGCCATCGTAAAATGCGTACGCACCGGCTAATTTCATTGATTTAAAATATCTGTGAGACATCTCATTCTTTCTCATCTCATCGTGCTCGCCTAGCTTGTCAGCTTGGGCTTCGCAATTAAGACGGTACTCAATAAAAATTAACGCTACATCTTTAGGTATAGTGATGTTTTTATGCATATGCACGGGATCAGCTAAGTCGCCTAGCCAATCAGACATAAGCTCTATAGATTGATCCTGACTTTGCGCAATCATTTCGTGATAAAGGTCTAGTGGAGTTTTTTCCGACTGCCTTAAGTGAAGACGGCAATAAGAGAAAAAACATCTTCTTGCCATTCCTTGAAGTAACAAGCTATAAAAAAGGTCTTCGGTAGCGCCACCGTCAAACAATTTAATAGGTACGCCAAACATAAGCATATTAGTTGGAGTTTTACCTTTGAACTCTTCATAGCGGGAAGCGTCTTTAGTGCTTTTGATTAGCTTTTTTCTTATTTTGCCTTGGTCAAATAATTCTAAATAAGCTGTATACAACTCCATGTTAGAAGCGATATTTGCGCCAATCTCATCAACAATTAAGCTAGCAGAACCTGAGTCTGCCATTATTAACTTGTCTCGTAATTGCTTGATAGCAGGAGCAGTACCAGAGTCAAAAATAAGTAACGGTGCGCCTAAAGTTGCAAACTCAGCCTGAACTTTATCGTGCTCTCGATCTGGATCAGTGCCATTACGCGCAGCAATTTTATTGGCTAACACTGGCAAGTTACGTTCAGCCATTACAGGCCAAACGTTATTTACAAAGTTGCTGTCAAATTGGTCTGTAACTCGTTCTTCGATAAAGGTAGTAGACTTACCTTTGCCAGCCCCTGAAGGAGCTAAGTTAACGGCGTACATGTTTACGGGTATCGTAGAACCATCTGCACTCTTAATACTGCAGCGCATTGCTGATGCGCTCATAGCTAAATAAAACGCTACTTGCATTCTAAAAAACGATGGGTCTTCATTGTTTACGTGCACACATAATTTTTTTACTAGGTTCTCGCTGGCCGGATGAAACTCCATCTGGTCAAATGATTTGATTGCCATAATTGTTACCTCTTATAATTTAAGGGTTCCGTCCATAAGGTATGTGTCTTTTTGAGTACAGACAGAAATAGCGGGACAGAATCTACAAGCGATTACTTCTCCTGGGACTTCTTTAACAAGTCCTCCACCACCATCTGTTGCAAGACGCGCATAAGCTTCAGCAGAGTTGTCAAAGTTCTTTGTGCTGCGTGAAGTCTTAGTAGGGTTTTTGTAATATTTGAACTGTGGCTCTTTGCGCCACAGTTCTTTATCCGTACATTGAGGAATGTCTTGTTCGTTGGAATCTTTGTATCTATCAAACATCTCAAGCTTTGACAGTACGTACTGCTCAGTGTCAGCTAAGCTCATCAATGGATAAGTCTTTTGCATAACAGGGTGAGCTGGGTAACCGCTATCTGAAGTTCGGTACTTGACCCAGTCTGTAAATAGAAACTGGATAGCCATATGATCTTCAGTAATGATGTCTTGGTTAAGCCATCGATAGATGCTGCCTTGGAGTTTGTAATCTTCAGACTTTGTATCGTTAACCCAAGTGAAAGTAGAAGTAGTCTTGAAGTCTTCAAGCCTGCCCTCAGCTACAAAGTCAAACTTGCCTGATATGGTTTTGCCACCAATGCTCTTAAACGAGCGGATCTCCATGTAGACCGGAATAGCATCAGACGCTAATGGTGGACTATCTTTTATCTTTACAGGATTGCCTGTAACTGGATCAGTGGTGTAACCGGGGTTTACTACTACTCTGTCTATAACGTTTTGTGAATGACCCAGCGATAACATCGCTTTCTTGTAGTGGCCTTGAGTCCAACTCTTTTCAACACTGTCATGTATAGCTGTGCCCATACGGGACTTAACAGTGTTCATGATCTCAATAACTCTATCTGGGGAGTCTTTAGGAATTCTTGCTGGTAATACTTGTTGTCTGATAGGGCGCATTAGCGCTGTAGCTGATACAACATCGGCAACGTAGTCGTAATGGTCAGTTGCGAGGTATACAGCCAGCGACAAAGGCACCCTTGTTCCATTGGAAAAAGTTTGCATAGTATGGTCCTGAGTTACTTCGGGGGGTACTGGAGCCTAAAGAGAATCAATAGGCTTTTCTGGGATTTACTAGTTGAGCAATCTGGCTTTGTTTATAGCCGGTTTGTTACCGAGTCAGACTCTAGGTACGGTACAGGAATCGATTTAATGGCTTTCCTCTTCGACGCCAACCAAATCGCTCAATTAATAATTCTTGATGTGTTTTGTTCACCGCAGCTGACGGAGGCAGCTTTATTAATACCCTTACTTTATATAGGGTTATTTATAGTGTACATATGAGTGTACTTACTTGGCACTTTTTTTGAGTTGTAGGAATGCACTCTAGAGGTGTAAATAAAAGCTACTAATAGAGTTTATAGACATGTGTCCAGAGTAGTCTTAGACTATTTTAGACACTATATAGAGCATTCACGTTATGACGGACATTGGCTACGTTAGAGTAAGTAGTATTGATCAGAACACTGATCGGCAACTATGTAATGTTGTGCTAGATAAAGTGTTCACGGATAAGTGTTCTGGCAAAGATACAGAAAGACCTCAGCTAAAAGAATTAATAGGTTACATCCGAGATGGTGACACGTTGCATGTGCACAGCATTGATCGATTAGCCAGAAACTTAAAAGACCTCCAAACACTAGTAGAAGAAATAACTAATAAAGGTGTGACTTTAAAGTTCTATAAAGAAAATCTGACTTTTAATGGCGATGAGTCACCTCTCCAAAAGCTAATGCTTCAAATGATGGGAGCATTTGCTGAGTTTGAGCGTGAGCTGATACGCGAACGCCAACGTGAAGGTATTGAAACAGCCAAAGCTAAAGGTAAACGCTTTGGTGCAAAGCCTAAGCTAAGTAAAACCCAGGTTACTGCTATAAAGAGAAGGACCAAAACAGGTGAGAGTAAAAGTGCATTGGCTAAAGAGTATGGCGTCAGTCGCCAGACACTCTATAACGTACTATAAAACCTGAATGTGTACCCAATTTGTACCCAAGTGGCCTCTATATTTGCCAGCTATATGCAACCTTGTTAGTGCGCCCTTACACATAGAGATCAGTATGGCGATATTCTAGTGCCTTAATAGTGCATCAGGGGAATCGATTGGAGCTACCCACTTAACCCACCCTATATGAATATTTCCTTTATAAATCAATGACTTAATAATTTATAATTTTATGTGTACCCAGTTTGTACCCA